GCCGTACCCGCTGAGCAACGTTGGCAACGTGGTGCAGGTTCGTACGCGCCGTGAGTACTACCAGATCGAATGGCCGCTGCGTTCGCGCAAGTACGAATACGGCGTGTACTGTGACGAAGTGTTGCAGAACTATGCGCCGTTCTCGCTGGGTATTCTGACCAACATCGCGCCGGGTGTTGGTACGCCGAACAGCCAAGCGTAAGTTGGCCTAGGTAGCATCAAGCAAGTAGCGGCCCCTTAACCGGGGCCGCCGTTGCATAAAACGCCCACATTCACACGGAGTTTCAAAATGGCTAAATTCTCCCGCATCATGAAGTTTTCTGGCGGCTTCCACACGATCAGCCATCAAGGCAATACGTACAAAGAAGAGAAGGAAGGCACGGGTCTGTTCGAAGCGCCGCACGACCACGCCGAACACTTCAAATCGGCAGGCTTTGCCGAGGACTTTGCAGATGACTGGAACGCCGCTGAGGAAAAGCTTACGGCGCCGGAAGTCGGTGAAGCAAAAGAGCCGGCCGCTGCGCAGCCCGCCCTACGCAAGAAGCTGTAAAGCAGGAGTACTGAGATGCTGCTCAACACACTGACCCAGAGCAATATGACAACGCTTTCCAACGTGAAGGCGTATCTGGGCATTCCCAACAGCGACACAAACGCCGACGCGTTACTGAATACGTTGATTGGAGCGGCGTCTCAGTTTATTGTTTCTGAGTGCCAGCGCTACTTCGATGCGCAGCAGTATCAGGAACTGCGCGATAGCGTCGGTGCGCAGCCGCGCATCGTAACATTGGGCTACCCGCTTGTTTCTGTGGCCAGTGTGACCCTGGACGGCGTGAACATACCGCCCGCCAGCAGCGGCGCGTGGCCGTACAACGGCTACCTCTTCGGCCAGTGGGATATCGAGGTTTTTGGGTACGCGTGGACGTGCAACGGACGTAAAAACGTGAAGTTGGTGTACACCGCCGGTTTCGCAACGCTGCCGAATGACTTGGTGGAAGCGTGCACGGAGCTAGCTGCGCTGAAGTACATACAAAAGGGCCGTATTGGCCAGGGCGGCAGCAAAAGCATCGCGGGGCAGAGCATTAGCTTCAAGGACGTCGCAGCCGGCGCCGCCACGGCGGCCACCTTGGAACTGTACAAACGACGTACGCAGATACCGCAATGAACATCACCTACACCATCACAGGCGTTGCAGAGGCGGAAGCCCGTATCAAAGGGCTGCCGCAACGCCTGCGCGCGGAACTGAATGCTGAAATGGAGTTGCAGATTGCGGACCTTACAACGGATGTGGTGCGCAACAAACTGAGCGGCCAAGTATTGCGCGCTGTGAGCGGTCGTCTGCGTAACAGCATTAGCGGCCGTGTCAAGGACGATTGGCCAGTGGTGACCGGTACGACGTACAGCGCGGGTGTGCCGTACGCTAAGATTTTGGAGTATGGCGGCAAAACCGACCCGCATCAAATTGTGCCCACCAATGCGCGAGCGTTGCACTTTGTATGGCATGGTGATGAAGTGTTTTTCTCACGTGTTAATCATCCAGGTAGTCAAATTCCTCAGTTCGCCTATCTGCGCCAAAGCCTGTACGATCTATCTGACCAGATTCGTATGGGGTTCAAAGACGCTGTGCTTAGGAGCGTGCAATGAGCGGCTTTGGCAGAGAGCAGGTTTATGCGGCGCTGTTTAGCTTTGTACAGGCGGCGCTCACGGGGTCGCCCACGCAAGCCGTTACAGTGAGCCGCAGTGCCAAGCATTTTGAAGACGTCCCGACGGATATGATGCCGGCGGTCTACCAACTGCAAAGGGGTGAGCAAGTACAGCGCAAGCGCGGCCTCAATGAGAAAGTTACGCTGCGCGCAGAGCTCCTTATTTACACGGCTGGAACGCAGGATGGTGCCACGCCTGCCTCTACCGCCATCAACAATATTATCGATACAATCGATAATGCCCTAGCTGTAGGCACTATGCCGGCAAACAACCAGACGCTTGGGTTGCCCGGTGTTGTTGAACATGCGTGGATCGAAGGGAACATAGAGATATTTGAGGCGATACTGCTCAACATTTCTGTGGCCATCGTACCCATTCACATTCTTTGTACGGGCTAACCCGTTAGGAGTATCATCATGCAACTTGGCTTTGGCGCGGGGCAGCTTTACGGCACCCAAACACAGGACGTCAACGGCAACACCATTGCCAACCCGACGCCCGTTCAGTTCGGTGTTCTGCAGGAAGTCGTGCTGGACATCGAGTTCACAACCAAATCGCTTTACGGCAGCCTGAATTTCCCGGTGGCCATCGGCCGTGGCCAAGGCAAGGTCTCGGGAACCGCCAAGGCGGCCAAAATCAACGGTCTGCTTTGGAACAATCTGCTTTTTGGTCAAACCAATCCGGCGGAAGCGACGGGTCTGCTGGCAGTGTACACGGACACGGCGGGCGAGGTGATTCCCGCCACCCCGTACCAAATCACGCCCACGCCGCCCAGCAGCGGCGCGTGGACGGCCGACCTGGGCGTGCTGGACAGCAACGGCAACCCTATGACTGTGGTGGCCAGTGCGCCGGCTACGGGGCAGTACAGCGTTGCGGCCGGCGTGTACACGTTCGCAGCTGCGGACACCGGCAAGACGGTGTTCATCAACTATCGGTACAGTGTCACAGCAACGGGCAACGCGCCCGTCAAGCAGACGCTCAACGCGCAGTTGATGGGTTACAGCCCAACGTTCTCGGTGGACTTCGCCATGAACTACAAGGGCCAGCAGTTGACGTTGCACCTGTACCAATGCACATCCAGTAAGATGAGCATGACCACCAAGCTGGAAGACTTCCTTATTCCGGAGTTTGCGTTCGAAGCATTCGCCGATACGCAAAACCGAGTTCTGGACTGGTCCACCAGCCAATAAAACAGCGGCGCCGGCAGCGGCGCCCCATCCACGAGTTAGGAGTAGAAAATGGACGTCAAAACCGAAATGGCGCTTATCGCCGGCACGCCTGTTCAACTTGGCCGCAAGGTTTATATTTGCCCGGCCCTTAATATCAAGGCAATGAAAGCCTACAAAGATGACATCGCGCTCATTCAAAAAGGCTTGCCGGCGGAAAAGGCCACTGACCAAGAAGCTATTCAGCAGTATTTTGACATTGTCGTCAAGTTGCTGACAGCAGCGCTGCAACGCAACTACCCCAGCGTCGACGAAGACACTGTTGCCGATGGTGTTGACTACAACAACCTGAAGCGCATTACGCTGGCTGTGCTTGGCGCCAGCGGGTTTGTTACAACGGACGAGCAGGCCGGCGCAGTTGAACTGTTTGGCAAGCAGGAGCTCGGAAGCGCGGGGGAGTCGACTGGGACAGCATAATTATAGAGCTCCTGCTTGCGTTCCCTGGTTGGACTTGGGAATACGTGGAGGAGCACATGACTGTCCCCCGTATTAACAAGATTTTTCAGTTTTTCGGTTCAGACTGCCCCAGCCCTGCGCGCGCTATGGCGGCGCAGATTGGGTTTAAGCCGAAGCCCAAGTTTTCCACGCTGGCGCAGAGCAACGAAGCGGCAATGGAAGAGTTGATGCAGTTCATTCCACAGCGTAAGTAATAGGTGCCGAAATGGCCGCAGATAGCGAAATCGGTGTAGGCATACGTGTAGATGCCAGTGGCGCCGACAGTGGCGCCAATCAGGCAGCGGCGGCTATTCAGCAGGCCGCCACTTCCATAAACGAAAACCTAGCAAGGATCGTAACATCCTCTAACAGCACGGCCGCTGCTATTCGCAGCGGCTTTGCTGGAATTGAGGGGCAACTGAACAGCTTGGCCAGTGGCGCGGAAGGCGCCGCCAATCGCACGGAACGCGCGTTCAATAGAATTAGACATTCCGGTACGGCTGTACGGCGTGAAATGATCGTGCTGGCGCACGAGGCTGTCACAGGCAACTGGCGCCGGTTTGGCGGCAGTCTGCTTGTGTTGGCTGAGCGCTGGGATCTGCTGAGCAAGTTGACAGGCCCGGTTGGGGTAGGCTTGGGCGTTGTGGCGGCTGCAATTGGGGCCACTGTGGTCGCAGCTATAGAAGGGG